CGATGATAAAAGGTGTAAGCCTGTCAAAGGTGGCGAAATTAATCAAAGACCAATATTTAAAGTCCCTTGCTAATCCTAATATTTGGATAATAGATTTCAAATGCGGACACGATCCGCGCTTGGTGTATAAGGGTGATTACAGCGACCAATCTCTCAAATCCTATTTAGATGACCCATTAATCCCTGCTTCCAAGCGTGATGAGATACTCGCGTCCTCTGGAGAGAAGCGTATTGAGTTGGTGCGCGAATTATTTATTTTAAGATGGAAACCGCAGGATATTAGGAGTGGTTTTATTAAGTTGATAGATGGAACAAAAAGGACGATGGAGGAGTGCTTGAATGATAAGACAACTACGAAAATAGATTTAATACAGAAGGTCGGGGTGCAGTTTGCTGAAATTAGCGAGAATTATTATATTAAGGTTGGTGACAAAGGTAATTATAATGAAACCCCTACTAAAAAGGAACTGGAAGAGGCTTTAGAAGATGATATACATTATTACTCAAAAATAGATAGTATGAAGGCTTTGAAGAGATTATTTTCTTTATTACGGATAGATGGTGAGAAAAAGAACAAGGCGAGATTAGATAAATTGATAGAATTTTTTAATAGTGAAGTGGGGTTCTTAAATAAAATAAAGAACGAATTAACTATACTGGAGACCCTGCTGACTATCCCGTATAATACACCTTTAGAGTTTAGTGATGTTGTTGCTAATCTACAATTTATAAAGGAACAATTAGCATCCATCTACCAAGTGCCTTTCTCTGATTCGGTGTTTAGAAAGATTGATGAAGTGACCCCTAAAAATGTCTTACCAACAATTAAAACATTAATACATTATTTCAAAGAGAAAATAAATACACGATCAAAACAATATCTTAAAATGTATGTATAATATAATAATGAACTTTGAAAGTTGTGGACACGAATTAGCGATAGTAGAGAATGAAAAAGAGAAGGACAGGAAGAAGTGGAAGCACTTGAGTCTAACAGACAAACCTAAAGAATGTCAAACTGCTTTTAAAGAAGTAAAGTTGAAAGACCAACCAGAATTAAAATTCCAACCTATTCCAGACAAATCATTAGAGAGAAGTATTAGGTATGTGACTGGTGCTTCAGGTAGTGGTAAATCCTATTACACAAAGCAGTATGCAGACGAATATAAAAGGATGTATCCTAAAAGAGAGGTTTATATTTTATCCAGTATTAAGGAAGATAAGACGCTTGATAAGATTAAGGGGTTGAAGAGGGTGAAATTGGATAGCCAAGAGTTCTTAACGGATGACCTAACAGCAGAGGATTTCAAAGATAGTCTGGTTATATTTGATGATACAGACTGCTTGACGAATAAGCGCCAAAAATTAAAAGTGGATTCAATACTCACATCGGTGTTGGAAACAGGTAGGCACTTTAATGTAGAAGTTGTCTATACATCCCATTTAGCGTGTAATGGACGAGATACCAAGCGTATTTTGAACGAATGTAAATCGGTGACAATTTTCCCAAGTGGTTTAGGAGGAAAGGCGATGAAATACCTACTTGATAACTATTTTGGATTAGATAAGGATCAGATAAAGAAACTCAAATCACTCAACTCGCGATGGGTCACAATTCAAAAGGGTTTCCCGATGTGTGTGATGTCTGATAAGGAGTGTTATATTTTGAATAGTAGTGATTAGATTTTATCTCGTGGTATATTATAGATGTCCCAGTTTAACGTCCAAAGACGAGCAGTCACAGCAGATCAGATATATTTTGATGTGACAGTTTCAAACTTCCAAAGCACTACGACTCAGCCGCCAATCTTCTATTATAACGAGCAACGAACGATGCCTTTTATTAATTGTCCTGAAGATTATTACTTGAGTATTATTCGCTTTACGATGGAAACAGGAACTCTGCCTGTATTTGTCCCGACGATAGTGCCTAACCAAGCGAATATAGATTTAACTCTCTACAAAATTACATTAGATTTTACAGATCCAGTATCGTCTAATTCATATTCGGTGACGGAGCCTCTTATCTGGATACCACAGGATGCATCAGCACCATTACCACCAGCACCAAACGCTACCCAGAATAAACTACAGGATAGCACAGGAGGTTATTACAATACTTATAATTATACTTGGTTGGCGTTGTTAATAACGAATACATTCCAGACGGCTTTTACAGCATTAGACGCAGCGGTCACAGCGGCAGGTGATACCTTACCTACACAATTCGCCCCTTTAGTGTATTGGGACAGCACGAGTAATGGTATAGTGATGTATGCCGATGTGGCGGGTTATAACTACGATCCTGCTGCACCTTTGAATGAGATTAAGGTATTCTGGAATGCGCCCTTGTATGAGTTGTTCCCATCAGTTCCAGCACAATTAATAGGATATAGTCCTACAATATCACCAAAGAACTTTAGGATAGGTTTTTTGAATGTAGGCGCGACCAATTTGACAGATATAACCCCAGTTCCACCGACAGTTCCAGCGGTATATAAGGCGATAACGGTATATCAAGAACAATCTACGGCAGCCAATTTAACCCCAATTACGGCGATTGTCTTTACCTCAAATACCCTGCCTATTCAACCATCTCAGGTATCTACCCCTATAATTCTTAATGACGCTCAACAGGTATCTTTAGGAGGAAATAACTCGGATATAGCCAACATTATAACGGATTTAGTAAGTGATACAGGGGCTTACCGCCCGAACCTTGTTTATATACCACAAGCGCAATATAGACTAATTACCCTGTATGGAAACCAGCCCCTGTTTAACTTGGATCTACAAATCTTCTATAGATTGAAGACGGGACAATTAATCCCATTTAGGATCGCGTCGGGTAATACGGTGACGGTAAAGATTGCCTTTATCAAGAAGACTCAAGGGACACAAGACGGAGGCGTTTAGGCGAATTAATCGTCCAATCATTATATTTTATTTCTAACATCTAATATATAATGAGTGACTTCAAAACTGTTCTCGTCCGCGACTCTGTCATCGGGGATATCACGGCTGATATGGATTTTGCCGTCAAATCTGGTGCTTCTCAAACGACTTACCAGAGATTTCCTTCTACATCTTCGTCTAACTCTTCTGTGATCTTCAATATCCAAGTTCCAAGTGAGAATGTGGTGATTGGTCGTGATATCCTTCTCAGCACGGGTATTTCGCTTACAATCAGCGCTGGATCTTCTACTGGTCTTGGCACAACCGTCGTTCCAATTGGCGACAGCGTCTTCTCGTATGGTCTTACTGACTCTCTTCAGGCGTTCCCATTTAACTCTCTTTTGACAACTGCTACGGCGCAAATTAACAACACAACCTGCTCTGTCAATCTTAAGGATGTTCTTCCTTCCTTGCTTCGTATGAACGACTCAAGAGAACTTTACAGATTTAACTCTACTACCCCTTCTCTTCCAGATCAGGCTTACGGAAAGTTCTCTGATGGTGTTCTAACAAACAACAATCCTTTAGCATCATACAATACTGCTTCTTACGATATCGACCAAGTTCCAAGAGGTGCATTCCCAGTTAAGGTTTATTTAGAGCATTACATCGGGGGCGTCTATACTGATGCCTCACCTATATCTACTGCTGCTGATGATACTTGGAAGATTTTCGTCCAAACCCAAGTCGCCGAACCTTTGTTCTTGTCCCCTTTCATCTTCGGCAACCCAGAGTTCAATTGTCAAGGTCTTTTAGGAATAAACAATATGACATTCACCCTTAATGTGGATGCTACCTGTAAGAGAGTCTTCTCTACTGCTGGTCCTTACATTACCGACATCGTGCTTGGTATTATTAGTCCTAATCCTTCTACAGTTGGTCTGATCGCCAATGCTAATGGATTCCAATCTACCGCTGCTATTGGTATTGCTACCCAACAGAGCGCCCCAGCACTTCTTCTCAAGTTCCTTTCTACCCAGCCAAGCGACCTCGTCCAGACCAAGAATATTGTCCCATATATGGATTTCCCAAGATATTTGACGAGTTCTGCTAACTCTGCTTCTATTCTTACTCTTAAATCGGCTTCTCTTACATCAAGTAATCTTCAAATTAACCAGATCCCAGATTTGTTTATTATTAACGCTCGTATCCCGATGTCAGAGCAAGATTGGTTTAACCCATCATCATTCTTGACAATTAACAGCATCTCAATCAACTTGAAT